GATAGCAAGGTCAAGCAAGCATCCGGCAAGGGCGTTGCTCTTTTCCTCTTCCAACGGTGTGACAGACGCATTGATGAGGTCGTAGTGGAAACCAAACTGGAAGATGTTGCCTCCGTTTTGGATGTCGGCCAAGATGTCCTCTGCTACCTGTTCCGCGTCGGAGATGTTCTCCTTTTGAAACGATACCTTGTCGGCCTCTGAGGGAGGCAAAGAGAGGATGTACACCTCAAGGTTGTACGTCTTGGCCTTGGGGGAGTTGTAGTCGCCTCCGGTGTACACCAAATGAAGTAGCGGATACTGCTCGAATTTCTCCAAGTCTACGTCGCTGGGCGAGCCATACGAGAAGGTCTTGATGAAGAAGTGGTCGTTGCAGAACTCCTCAAACTTCTTGACGATGTTGTTGAATGTGATCATGCGATGCGTTGTCTGTGTTCTTGCTCTCTCTTAAAGTTCAGGTCTTTGAGATAGGCGAGATGCGTGAAAGCGTGGCCCACAGGGAGCCGCGTAACCTCATCCATCTTGAGAATGTCCTCACCAGCCAAGGCATAGAGGACGGGATACCAGCCCCACTTTGCACCAAACTCATCAGCTCCCGCGCCTTCTGAATCAAAGAGGACTTCAAAGCGTTCAGTAGTTTGGTTTCGGTAGTCCAAAAAAAAAGCAACGCACCTGCAACCAAAGGGGCGGGCATATCGTAGAACACGTCTGCGTCCTCCTTTGCCGTGTAGGGGGCGATGGTGTACTTGTCTCCCCACTTGCGGTCGATGGGTCGGTACAGGATGCTCATAGCTTTGTGAGGCGTTTTCCAGAAGTCTTTGGTGTACGTCTCCATATCAATCCACTCTCCTGCGCTGAACGCCTCCCAGTCAGGGATAAATCCATACAACACCCCATTGAGTTCGATGATAGGTTGGTGCTTGGCCACCTCTTGCTTCTGAAGCATATCGAGATGGGCGTTGGCCTCTACGATGAGGATTTGTGGCATCTTACGAATCTCAGCAAACGACAAACCCGTCACGGCTTGGACGCGCTTAACAGGGTCGTCCGTCGTTTCGAGCGTCATGAGATGCTTGAGTGTTAGGTCTTGGTAAGAGGCGGGAAGGCGGAGCTTCATATTGTTACAAGTTTAGAAGGTTAGATTCCTGAAGTTATCCGAGGGCGTATTGCCCAAAGTTTGGGTTGGTCTGATTCCACGTCACGGCATAGCGTGAGGCATCGACAAAGTGATTGAATGCGTCCACAGGTTCGTTGAGTTGTCGCCCGTTCTTGTCCTCTTTGTACTTGTAGTTCCTCAGCTCTTTGATTCCGTTGATGCTTCTCTCTGTGATAAGCAACGGACGCGAACGGAGGAAGTCTATACCTGAGCGCACCGAGTCCCTGCCCTTACGAGCTGGGTGTATGTTGAACCCGTGGCCGTGTATCTCGTCAATGGACTTGGGTTCGGCTGAGTCTGCCACCACCATCGTCTTTCCAATGTCGGCCTCTCTGAGCGTCTGAGCGATGGCCGCGTTGGTCAGTCCCGTGGCATAGCAAACCTCATCGAGGCAGAAGCCGTGGCCGTCGGTGTACACCTTTACAATCGCGGTCGGGTCGTTGGTATATCCAAAGTCAAGGCCGAGGCTCATGAGCTTCCAGCCGTCCGGCACTTGTGGCACGGCCTTCCAATGGGTGAGGATGGTCGCTCTGCTAACGCCTCGTTCTCCAAGACCATACACCCTCCAGTAGTCCGGGTCTGCCTCCTTTAGTCTTTCAATCTCTGCCACGGTTGCCTTCGGCAGGAACGGGTTGTCCTTGTAGGTCGTCTGAAAGAACTCGTGGTCGTCGCGGGTGAGAACGTGGTCGTATATCCAATGGAACTCGTCAGACGGGTTGTAGTCGATGATGGCTTTGCCTGTCGTCCTGAGCATCAGTTGCCGCCAGTCTTCAAGTGTGAGTTCGTTGGCCTCGTTTACAAATAGGATGTCCCTCTTGCGGCCCCTGACCTTTTGCGGTTGGTCAACCGAAATGAACTCCACAAGGTTGCCAAAGAGGATGTAGGTGGCTTCGCTCTTGTTGTGCAGCTCTACGTTGTAGATGTCCTCCCTTTCGAGAATCTCAAAGAAGTCCCTCATACACGAGGCACGGATGGCTGGGAAGGTCTTTCTCGCAATCGTTATGACTGCTCCGGAGTTCTCGTTCCGGTGGCACAGTTCGATGAGGGCGGTCAGGATGGAGTAGGTCTTGCCTGATCGCGTGCCGCCTTGGTGTACCTGAATCTTGGCGGGACAGTTCTTGACGTGGTAGTATGTGGCTGGTTGCCTCACAAGCTATCCAAAAATTCCTCGTGTGAATTGAACGAATACCAACACCCTTTCTTTTGGTATTTCATAGCCTTGTAAAAGTACACCACGTCTCCGATGAGGTAGTGCCCCTTTGTCTTCTCTTGGTAGGCGATGCCTCGTTCGTCGAGGAATGCGCGGAAGTCCTTGCGGCCTTGCCTGTTCTTGGCCTTCTCTTTGGCTCGTCTCTTTCTGCCTTTCCGTTGTGATCGTGTCATGACACCGTAGAATCGTCAGACACGAACCAAGAGAGCGGCTTCTTCTCGGCCACCTCAATCTCTTGGCGCTCCACATATCCACGTCCCTTGCCTTTGGTCTTTAGAAAGAAAATGGTAGCCGCTGGGTTGCCTTCTTTGATGAGCTTGTGCAAGTGGCTCTCTGCAAAGTCCAACGTTCTGTCCTCGATGCTTTTGACGGCCTGTTTGTATTCGGGGTCTTTACGAATCCAATCGTAGTGGGTGGAGCGATTGATGCCAACTGCATTGCAAGCGGTCGTAACAATGCCCAGCGAACGCTCAAGGGCTTTCAACATCGCGTCTTTTTTGGTGTCGGTTTTGTTGGTTTTTAGTGCTTCCATCTTAGGTGGCTTGTGTGATAATTTCAAACTCTTGCTCCTCGTTGTAGAGGTGTGCCTTCTTTCCTGTAAAGTCCTCCCATCGCTTAACAATTACGTCGCAGTATTTGGGGTCAAGTTCCATATTGTAGCTCTTGCCTTCAAACTGTTCTGCGACAATTAAAGTTGTGCCAGTTCCTGCGAATGGGTCAACGACGCTACTGGCCTCAGAGAACAATTCACCGAGAACCCATTGAGGTAGGTGTGATGGCATTGCCGCACCGTGCAATTGAGGGGCTACATTTTCATGGTTAGCGCCTCCCTTGTAGAGTGCGCTTTGATTCCCTTGAAAGTTTGCAAACGGTATAGCACGAGACGCACCGTGTTTGCCTAAGAAAATGAGAAATTCATATTGGCTCGTTAAGACGTTTTTAGCCATCTGAGGCGCGGCGTTGTCCTTGGCCCAAATTGCAACGTCAACCAGTCGGGAAGTGTTTTCCGCTATCCATTCAAAGAGGGCTCGTTTGTTTCCGGCGAGCGGTTGCACGTTTACACACCACGCTTCTACATGGTCGTCGAAGGCATTGTACCAACCCGTCATAAGACGCGCCCAATCTTGCGCGTTGTCGTCGTGTGCTTCGTATGCGTTGCCTCTTGCCTTGTTTGCTTTGTTACCTGAAAGCGAAGCCGATTTTCCGAGCGCGTATGGTGGAGAAGTGAACCCTACGTCTGCCTTCTCTCCATTCATCAACCTCTCAACGTCCTCGGCTTTTGTCGAGTCCCCACACAAGAGGCGATGGTCTCCCAATATCCAAAGGTCGCCCGGTTTGGTTGTGGGTTCCTCGGGTACTTCGGGCACGTCGTCCTCATCGGTCAAACCATCGACGGGTTTTTCCTCTAAGGGTACCTCAAGACCCCATTCGTTCAGTTCCTCGGCCTCCCATTCGTTTGCAAGCATATCCCAGTCCCATTCTCCTGCACTCACGTTGTCCTTAATCATCGCTCGCTTTTGCTTGGCCTCGTCCCAGTTGACTTGTACGATGGGCACCTTCTCCCATCCAAGGGCGATGCAAGCTCTGAGGCGTTGGTTTCCTGCGATGACTTCAAACCTTTGGTTTACGATAAGGGGTCGAGCGTGAACAAGTTCGGGGTCTTCTTGGATAGAGCGCATGAGTTGCTCCATCTTGTCGTCCCGGATGGCTCGTGGGTTATTCGGACTCGTCCTGAGCTTGCTGGTCTCGATAAGCATCTGCGGCTGTAAGAACATTTCGAAGGGTTTCTCGGATGTGATAATCTGACACGGCAAGATTTAATAGAATCTCCCACGAGTCGTTGTCTTTGTGGAACACGCCAAAGTTGGCCACGTCCTCTCCTGTGTCCGTTCGTGTAAACACCAGGAAGTCGTCGCTCTCGTTGAGCATCCGTTTGACTTTGCGGAGGGTCATGCGTTGATGAATTTCTTGTAGTCGTTTCTGAAGGTTTTATCTATCTCCAACAGCTCGTTGGCTCTCTTGACGCTATAACACGACGTGGTGTGATTGATGCGTCCAAGTGTGCTGGCGATCTCGTGGAACCGGAAGCCATTGTCTCGAAGGTACTTGCTTACGATGTGCCGCGTGTCTGCGATATGGCCGCGACGGTTGCGGCTTATGAGTTCACCCCACTCTAGTCCCAACGCATTGACACCCCTTCGTGCTCGTTGTAGTACGATGGTCTTGTCGTGGGAGTAGTCGTGAAGCATCCCCACATTGAGGTATAGGTTCTCAGTCATAGCTCTCCGTTCTCCATTGCTTGGCACATACGGCCATGCGTTGACGCTCGTTCGGAAACTCGGACTGCATCTGTTCGTCGCTCATGCAACGGTTCAGAAACTCAGTCATCTTCTCGTTGAGTTTGGGCTTGGGTATCGGCATTGTGAACTAGGTCTTTCAGTTGTTGTAAAAGTTTTGCGTTGCACCGTCCGCATCCGCTGGCACGTTGTCCTCCAAGGAACTTGGAAGCTAGGGCCGTCAGCTCTTGCTTGGTGCGATCGTTGTTGTCTCGGTCAAGGAACTCCCGAATCTGTTCTATATCTTCAGGTGTTACGGTGGCCGTCCATTTGTCAAGGGGGCAAGAGGCGACTTTGAGCTTGGTCTTGGCGGGCATATAGCACCCGCACAACTTAGAGTCTGTGAATGCCTCTGTAATTAGCGGGCCGCAGCTCTTGGTCTTTTCGACGTAGTGCTCACACGCTCGGCAGGTGGCCAGTCGTTCAGCTCTTAGGTGTGCGTTTACGAATAACATTGCGCAGTTTCTTTTTGGATGTCGAGATAGATTTGTACAGGACATTCACGTCGATGCCAGACTGACGAGCCAGCTCTGCCATACTCCACCCGTCAAGATATAACTCCAAGACCTTTCTATCAAACCACGAGAGATGGTTGGCCATAATCAATGCCTC